GACAAAATCATTTTTTTAAATCTAGTAGTTAAACCTGATGTTTGTAACTTTGATATTTTTTCTAATGCTTTATTTTCTAAGTCTATTTCTTTTTCATCTTTACCATTCAATAATTTAAAAGTAATAGTTCTTTCCGAATTTGGTAGTTTATAGGAAAACTCATTTGTTCCTTTAGGTAAGTTTTTAAAATCTATTTTTATTGGTTCTAGTTTAGTTAAATCAACACTTTGTTCCATACCATCATACTCGAACTCATAATCTTTACCATAACCGAGAATACGAGCAGCTACCATAATAGCGTTCTTATCACCAATCAGTAACTCATTTACGTTTATTGTTTTGTCTACTATCAGAGATTGTAACAAAACATCAATAACAGTTCCTTGTTGTATTAGATTTTGTGAGGTTAATATGTCCTCTTCTTTTGCGGTCATGTATTTTACTTCTACTTTACCACTAGATAGGGGATGACCATCAACGTAGAAATGACCTTTGGATGGTAAGTCTACCATTTCCGTAGGAAATTTATAATCAGCCATGAATGACTCCTTTGTTTGTATTAATATATATAACTAATTTTGTCTTAAAACTATTTTATTTTTTACCGAACTTCTCAGCTGCTGTAACACCAAGTCCAACTACTGAAATGTACATAAAACATTCAAGTATTTTGTCCTTGACTTCAAATGTAGAAAAGGTATCAGCACCCCAACTACAAATCAACATAAAGAAGGCCATAAAACCGACAAATCTTTTACTAGAGATTTTAGCATCACTAGAAAGCATTTCTCTTAAAAAATTCATATTAACTCCTTAGAATTGTAAGATAGCGTAATCGTATTTAAGTGTTAGAGTAATTTCAGCTGGTTCACTTGAAGCATAATCTAATTCACCAAAGTTTGCTGCCTCAATATAAGCACCTTTCAGTACCCACTCTTCAACAACATCACCAACAGGTCCTAACAAATTAAATGTTACGTCTTTTTTATAGAAATCTGAGTATCCATCACGGCCAGTAACAGACTCATGTGATAAACGAACCCATTCCATAACAGCTTGTGCACCACTTGGAACTACAGGATCATATAACATAACATCAATAGGTTGCCAAGCACCCTTTCCTTTAATATATCTTTTAACATTAATGTGATCTAAAACTATCTCCTCGAACTGAATCGTAGGTCTGTTCGCAGTCTTAATTAAATATGCAGGAATACCTTCTATGTACATTATGAACCGATTCTTTGTTTTCGGTTCAAACGGTGTAAACATAATTTCTGAAGGATCTAATGTAGCCATTCTTCTTTCTCCTAAAAGTCCGTTTAATTCTATTCAATAATAAATATCAATTAAACAAATTTTTAATAAAAAGAAAAACCCCTCTTTCGAGGGGCTTCTCATTTATTTAGTGTTTAACCTAAATTATTCAGGAAATGTTGCTCCTGTTGGTTGTACTACGAAATCAAGTACGATGAACTCTGCAGTTCTTGTAGGTTGGATAAATATCTGACCTATCAACTGATTTCTATCTACAACTTCTGGTGTGTTATTAGATTCATCCATGACAACTCTAAAAGCACTTAAACCACTATTAGACTGAACTTGTTCTAGATAAGGATTCACAATGTTTAAGAAACGGTTTCTTAGTGCTTGTGAGTTCTGTTCGAATACCAAGTATCTTGAAGTACTTGCAATGAACTTCCTTAATGCAATTAACAATCTACGAACATTGATTCTATCTAATGCAGATGGTTTAGATTGTAGTGTTTTTTGTCCAAATACCACAACTCCTTGACCAGGAAAAGAAGCAATCGGATTAACTCTACCTTCATAAAGGTCATCTCTTTCAGCATGTGTTAATCTTGTTTTTGCTTCTAATACACTTGTCAATCCACCACGATTCAATCCAGCTGGTGCAAACCACTCATGAGCTACTTGGTCGTTATATGAAATAACACCAGGTAACACTACTGATGGTGGAACCCATACTGGTATTGAACTATCCCTATTAGGTATTAACACCCAAGGATAATAAGTTGCTACGTAATTAGTATCTAGATTCTTGACGGTATCTAATACGGTTTCAACACTATCGTTGTATGCTGCAGCATCCATTATGTATAATGCATCTGCTCTAGCTTCAACTTTATTGATAGCATGGTTTGTTATATTAGAATGTAATCTATGAATAACACCAGGTGTTACTAAAAGATTCATATCAAACTCATCTGGATTACTAATAGCGTTGATTGCTCTCTTATAAGCTACTGAACCACTTGCAGTTGAACTTGAAAGGTCAAACCCTTGTGTGTTCCCTGCAGTGATTGCAGAACCAACGTTGTATGCTGTAGCTGGATTTTTTCCATCAAATCCCCATTGTAGAGGAACAACAAATTTTCTTTGTGCTAATGTTGAATTAGTCAAAGAAATATTTTCAGTACCATCAGCAAATGTAGATTCTCCGTTTGGATTAGCATTAGTATCACCTAACATGTCTTCTAGACTCATGGTAACATTATTACCAACATTTGCTGAAGATGGAATTGGTGCTAAGTAGTTAGCATTATCATCTCTAATAAATTTAGTAAGATAATCGAATCCATAGAATACGTTTGCATCATAAACACCTTGTCCATTTTGTTGGTTTGATTTAAATATCACAGCAGGTATTTCAGTTGTACCAGGAACAGTATTATATACTGCTTCGTGTCCCATTGGAACTACTTCTTTTGGATGTTGTGATAAATTATTTTCACCAGATGTCTTAGATGCATAATCACCAACTCTAATATGTTTACTTAAATTTGGCATTGTACCAAAATAAGTAAGTTTTCCATTAGAATCAATAGTTACATGTCTATCACCAATTCTTTTTGCAAAGTAATTTGGTGACTTCGGGTCAAAAGTCAACTGGTCAAATTGTTCTAGTATATTATCATCATCACTACCATTAGGATTATTTACTCTAACTTGTAAAGAAAATGTTCCATAATCAGAACCTGCAATATCAGCTGCTGGTTTGATATCTCTTATAGTAACTTTGATATCTTTGTTTATATCAGTTCCATGTGAACGAGTATAAACTCTAAAAAGTTTATATCTAGCTCCGTTTACTAACTGAGATTGTAAAAATGGTGTTCTTGCTGTTTGATAATCTTTGTTACCAGTCCAATCTGTTGATTCGTTTCCATCATTATCTATAGTATTGGTACCTGATATAAAATCAAGTCCATCTGTGTCAATATCTACTGATGCAGAACTATTAGCAGTAAATGAACTAGCATGAGATGTTCTACTCCATACTTTATATACATAAACAGATGAATTAGTATTTCCACTCTTTGTTGATTGTGGATCTGAACTGATTACCTTTGTTACGTAATTAGCACTACTAGTATTAAATGATAGAGCGTATTCTTCAGTACCACCGATACCACTACCAGATACGGTTAAAGTAAATGCATTCCATGTACCAGCTGCAGCTAATGTACTACCAGCAAAATCCGTAGATGTATTTCCTCTTGATGGTGCTAACACTGCAAGTGATTGACTAGTTGAACCACTATTGAACGCTCCTAATCTCAATGCATCGGCTTGATACCCACCTATTCCAAGAACTCTCACAATTGTGACAACTCCTGCACTTCTTAAATATTGTTCTACCGTTTGAGGTGTATAAAATCTATCATCTTGACCACCAAACATTGCTTCAAAATCTTGAAATGATGTAATTTGGGTAGGAACGAAAGCAGGGCCCTTAGCTGTGGGTCCTACAATAGCTGCACCGATTGCACCAATCGCTTGTGGTAAAAATGATAAGTCTCTTTCACGAGTGAATACACCAGGTGAAACTATTCTTTCTGCCATTAAATTTCTCCTAGTTAATTTTTGTTATGCAAAATTTTAGAATAAACGTAATTATTCTATTATAAGTATAACTTAAAGTTCCCAAAATACACTATTTAGGGAAGTTTTTTTTTATATTAACCTTGAGAAGCTTCTTCTTGAGGTGGTGCTGGTGTAAATACTCCACTTTGTGGATCTAACTGACCAGGACCGTACTTTTCATTTAACTTCTGAACAATCTCTTGTTCTTTCTGTTGAACTTCTTCATACTCACCTTCAAGTTCAGCTTGACGATTATCAATTGCTTCTATCTGTTGATTAAGTAAAATCTTCTGTACAGCAATCTGTCCTAACTGAGCTTGTTTCTCTTGATAACTCTGTTGTAATTCACCTAACTCTTTTAACTCTTCTTCTGAAAATTTAATCTCATCAGATGCTTCAACAACTTTTGCTTCTTCAGCCATAACTTATTCTCCTATATTATTTTAAGTTAATAGTTTATATAAATATAACATAAATATGTTAAATACAATTTTTTATTTCTTTTTTAGTTCTTCTATCTCTTTTTGTTGAGATTTTACTATTTCTGTTAGTTCTTGAACTGCTTTTACCAATGGTGTAACTAATTCACTTTCCGCTAATAACTGCATACCATCTTTTTGTTCCGACCACATTGGAAACTCCGAATGACCTACTTGATCCATAGCTTCCTTAACTTCTTGAGCTACGAAACCATAATGTTTCCTATCAGGATTCTTTCTTTCTATAACATCTTCATCATATTGTTCAAATTCAGATGGATATTCACTTGGTGCCTTTTTCTTAAAGTTTCTTGTCTTTAATTTACTTATAAAATCAAGACCTAATTCATTATCTTCAATATCTTTCTTAATTCTTTTATCTGATGAATGTGACCAACTAGCATTCTCACCAAAGTCATTGACAATGTAATCTGAATCGACACCTATACGGATTGTCTCTGTTCCACCACCAACTAATGCACCTGAACCTGCAGCTATAACTATTTCATCATTTACATCATCAGCAGATGCATCGGCTTCGTTTCCAATATATGTATTGTAATTACCAGTTGTTATAGTACCACCCGTACTAGTGCCAATAAAAGTATTTTGAGTTCCAGAAGTTAATGCCAAACCAGCTCTCCAACCTAATATACTATTACGTTTTCCTGTTGTTATGACATAACCAACTCTATTACCTACCATAGTATTATATCTAGCATCAGGTGCATTACCACTATTTCCAGATGCTGCTAATCCACCAATAACTGTATTACCTTCTATATAATCTGTACCAGCAGTTACTGTAAAGTTAGTACAAGCACTATGTCCTATTGCTATATTTTCAGAATTTCCACCTTGGGTGTAGTTTTGTAAAGCGCTATCACCAATTGCAATATTTCTACCACCAGAAGTCATTGAAAGTAGAGCATTTTCTCCTATTGCAAGATTACCTGTAGCAGTGCCCCAAGCATATCCTGCTTGTTTTCCAATTGCAATGTTTGTACCACTTGTTTGTTGATATCCTGCTCTATATCCAATGTGAATATTATCATCACCCGTAGTAATATCTGTTCCTGCTTCATATCCAATTGCAACATTGTTGTATCCAGTCGTGAAACCAGCAAGAGTTTCATATCCAACAGCAACATTA